AAAGTTTTTGGACGGTGCCAAAGTTCTTGTCTAAGTTCTTGAAGTTAGCAAGAGATAGGTTGAACTCATTCAATCTATTAATAGATGAGTCCCAACGATACAAGCCGCTATATGTAACCGATGTATCTTTTATTTGCTCTTCATAATCCTCAATAACACCACTAGCGCGGAGGCTGTACTTTAACCATGGTTCATTAAATCCATCTAATATTCTATTTGACTCAACACCATTTCCATAGCAGTAAGCGTTATAGTCTGAATTCTTGTTGCCGATATTGTTTAATTGAATAACAGCTTGATTGAGTACTCCTGATTGGTTTTTATCTAATATGTTATCAGAAACACCACCAGGGATGGTTGCTGTTGCTGTCGCGTAGTTTATTTGTATTGTATATCTATCTGGAATACCGGTAATTGTGTAGAACGCTGCAGGTATATTTGCTGCTGTAATATATACTTGCTGCCCATCTTTAAAATAATGAGGTTGTGTTTTATCGTCTTGAATTAATCTCAAAGTAGATCCAATAGCAACACATCTATCATAATTCCATAAAGCCATGTGATTGCCATTGATGTCAACAGGATATGTTCTACTCATCTCGTAAAATATATCTACATCATCATTAGCTGGAACTGTTTCTGCTGTTAGCTTAGAATTAGAAGGAGTTTGACTTACTTTTATTTCTACTTTTATCTCGTTTCTACTACTTCCACTATTCTCACCAAATCCTCTTATAAGCATCCATTTATCAGAACTTGCTGTATTCATTTCAATTACATTACTAGTAAATGAAAATGTACTAAAGTTTTGAGTTACATCATCAGCTTCTCTAAATATGACTGTAGATGCATTTACATTGACACCACTTTGAGTGTATTGATTAAAGGAAGTATAAGCACCTGATTGCCAAAACCATTCTTCTATATCCTTGTAATACTTATCAGCTATCCATGACATTGATGAAGCATTTTGATTAGTTCCATTTACAGGAGCTCCATCATTTAATATGTTTATAGATATATTAGCCCCAGGGAAAATCACACCTGGTCCTTTTATAGCAGCATGACCTCCGTATATATTTGGATCATAACCAGCAAGGTATTGGCCAGGAGGTGTTGCTAATGAGTTAAACACAGGATCAGGTATTCCATACCCACCTAAACCATTTTGCAACGGAGTGCCTTTAAATTGACCACTTCCTCTTACGTTTATTACCCATTTATCTCCTATATTGTACCCTGAGGAAGAATCAAATGAAAATACAACATTCGTATCTCCTGATGCTAATGTTATTGGAGATGTACTTATTGGTAAATCTGCTATATACCAGTTTTGCGCTACATCTGTAGTCCATCTAAATGTAGTCGAGTTAACAATCTCGATAGAAATTCTAACATCTGATAAAGAAGATGATGCTGATTGGTCAATGGTTATTCCAGGGCCTGTATTAACTATTGTAGTATCACCTGTTGCTGAGTAGTATACTGGTGGTGGTATGTAAAAAATACCGTTTTGTAATACTGCAGGGGTTTGTGCGCCTGAGCTATTGTTTTTAGGCCCACGCCCACTACCTTGAAAAGCAAATGTAACTTGACTTGCCGCATCTAAAAATGTATCAGTAGCCTCTGCTTTAATTTTAAAATATAAACCCTCTATAGCATTAGGAATAAATAACGCAGGCTTTTGCTCAAGCTCAAGTACCTTAAACTGTTTATTTGAGTTAGTTGGTGTTCCAGAAGCTGACTTGAATATTATATACCCATTTACTTTTATCTTGTCGCGGTCTGACTCATTAATTAAAAAGTAACGATACGATCCTGACTTTAAGAACGTTACCGGGAAGATGTTGTAGTATTCAGTCTTAGACTGCTTTACAAAGAATCTATATCCAGTCGCCCACTCAGGTGCCTTGTTTTTTATGTTGACAAGCAATGAATTAGCTGTGCTTGAATTAGTCGGCGGTATATATACTGAGTTAGATAGATTGTTATTTGTGTTGTCAGTTGTAGTCGTAAGGACGGTAGTCATTCGACCGTAATCATCCAAGTATGCGATACCAATCTCGTAGTCACGATCACTTCTCCATGTCTGCTTAGGCTCTGAAGTAATTATGTCAGATGTGTAGTCAACAGTGTAGTTTATATCTATGAAGTTTCCAGAGTTGTCAATAAGATCTCTAAACTGAGTATAGTTGCCCATAATCAATCGACTACCTATAATATCTTGAGCTAGTGCCTTTAATGGCACATTATCAAACAATCTAGTCACCTGATCAGACGGGAGCGCTGCATAGGTTTTATTATTCATAAACCTAAAGCTATAGGTAGAGTTGTCTGATATACCTATCTCTTCTTTGTTTAGGGTCTCAACTATTTTTACATTTAGCGTTCTTGACTCCCATACTAATAACTGAATCTCCGTTACAAATTCGTTGCCTGTTTCAAACACAACCTCAACTTGGTTGAACTTGTTAAGCATTCCTTTATTATCACCGGTCTCTGTGTCTATCTGTAAAGTTTTAGGATCAAAAGAAACCGCCGAAAATGGAGACATTGAGGAGTACTCATTGTCCACATACTTATATCGATAACTAAAGTATACAAACTTATCCTCGATGTTATTCGGTTCTAAGTTTGGAGTTGATATGGTATTTAATGATATGAAAGGAGAGTTTAATGGGGGCGCAATAATCAAGTTAATGTCGTCATTAATCTTAGGATCATTAACACTGTATGTTTTACATCTGCTAATATTAATCTTTCTAGGTGGATTTAGGTTGTCATTCCAAATAAGAAGACCTCCACCATTGCCATCAGTCACATAGTTAACACCGGTGATGAGGTGGTTTTTATCAAATCCAAGTTGATTAGTGGTAGTACCTAATACCAACAACGATGTGTTAGTAACTTGGTTGTACTCAAATATACCCTCAAAGTTGTCAGCCTTTACAAACCAATATAATAAGTTTTCAGCTTCAACTGATATTGCGCCAATTGTAATAGCATTCGTAGGCGCTGCAATTTGGTATTTAGATAGTATGGTAGTTATGTTGGTAGTTATGGTGTTACCAAGAGTGTTCTGAACGGCACCAATATTTGACCCCTCAGATGTGTCAATAGTAACGTTAACCGCATCACGGTATTCACCGTCCGGTACTAATCTCTCGTCGAGATCTTTGTTCATCCTACCGGCAAGAAATGTTCTTTGAAACTCCATCTATTTAATCCATTTATCCTTGCCTCGCATAGCCATAAGCAATCGACCAGGATGCATGTTACTTAATCTAATTTTAGTATTTCTAAGTAGAGCTGTCTTTTCTTTCTTAACTCTATTCACGATGTATTCTTGAACGCCAAACTTATTGTTAAGTAGGGCATACTTTAAGTAAGCGTAAACGTATTCCTCAGCAAGTTTGTTGATTGTGATAAGAGAGTCATCACCGTTTTCCATGCCATCTGAAATGTATTCAAGCACAATATATGCATGCTGAACGCCAGATGTAAAGTCAATCACACCAGCTGCTTTATTGACAAAGAATCTTGGGTTTATATTTGCATCAGCTGTCTCTAAACCAAAGTTATTAGCAATAGGATAGCCAAAGTACCACTCCCCCTCATATTCCCATCCCATTTGGTTATAGTATGGACCAGGGCCTACGTATAATTGGTTCTGTTGACGTAGTATATCTAACTTAGCTTCACCTACAACAACCTCACCATTTGAGTCAAATACAATGTCACCATTGTTATCTTGTAGGTATGCTGTAGCTGTAATGCTCTGACGAGCCTCTGTAAGCGGATATAAGACACCATTTCGGAGCATTGATATCCTTGCATAGTTTACATAGTCAGGAGGCAATACCATCTTTAATTGATCGCCTAGCTCAAACTCAAGAACTTTAATGTTTCTAAGTGCGTCGTAGTTAATCTCTTGGATTGCCCTCTTTGCGTGAAATAGAACAGTATATCGGTCGACATTATTAACCAACTTGTCATTACCAACATACATCAATATAAAGTTATTGACGATGTCAGCTAAACTGACGTACTGATAAGAACCCCAATTAGCGTCCTCAGGAATGTTACCATTATTGGTATAGTACTGATAGTTAGTAATATATGCCATTATTGTTTTTGTTGAATGTCTTGTACTTCTTCAGCTTTAGCTGCTGATACCACGTCCTGCTCTCTAATTGATATACCAGCGTACTCTAAAATCTTAATAACAAGATTAGCAAAGTCATCAAGCGGTAGCTCAAAGTCTACGTAGTTAGAGTCGTTTGGATTAAAGAACGGATCTCCAAATCCATTAACTAAGTAAGTCCATTGTGGATCTCTTGGGTATCTTAAGTACTGACTAGTTACGTTTGTAGTTATCGTGGTAGGGTAAACCAATATACCGTTCTCATCCATTGTGTATACTGGATAAGCAGTGCTTGGAGCGGTTAGGTTTGAGTTTACTAGATTTAATATCTTACGATGACTAACCTTTTCTACCTCTTTACTGTTGTTGTATATTACCTTTTCTAAGAAAAAGTAATCGACAGGTAAATTGAATTTGTTTGTACCTGCATTATAGCCTAGGGCAGTTAATACAGAAAATGAATCTATAACCTCACCCATATTTTTAGGAATATCAGTATACCCCTCTCCATGCATTCTAGCGTTCTGCTTATTAATTGCATTGCTATAATTAAACATGTACTGACCGAAAATCTCAAGCTGTGCTTGTTTGGCAAATTGATTGAATTCCAATGGCGTAATAAAGCCGCGGTTATCCTTGCTGATTATAGAGAGTACTGTATTTCGAACGTCATTGATCATCTGACTGCTTTTGTACAAAGATAAATAAAAAAAGGCACTCCATGTAGAGTGCCCTTTAAGTAGTAGTTAGCTTTAGATTAAGCTACATCAATATTACTTACTGCTTGCGGAACAGTGATTTCATAGACTGGGTTAGTCCAAGATGTTTGTAATGCGGCAGCAATTCCATTTTGGATTGCATCGCGCATACTAAATGCAACTTGAGCAGCATGAGTCAATGTAACAACTTTACCACCAGCATAAGTAATTGCAGTAGCAGTAGCAGTAGCGGAAGCAGCATCAACTAAAATAACATTAGTTACTGCAACCAATTGATTACCAGCACTGGTAACCGGGATAGATAAAAACTTTTCCATTTTCTAAAAATTTAATGGGTTAAACAATGCTCAAAGTTAATCAAAAAAAAATAAAGGGATATCGATCTTATCTGATACCCCATTACTTCTGTTTCCAATGACTAAATTAGAAGTAACAAATATATAATATTATTTGTTACTACCATATAAAATCTTAATTATTTCCTGAAAACTTATCTTCAAGGAATTTGAATAGCTCTAATCCTTCGTCAGACTGTAGATAAGAAGCCAATGCATGGATGTGGTCATGACCAAAAGGAACAGTCATTAAACGCTTCTTATTATCCTTGAAGTTAAAGTGGATGTCTTTGTTTCCTCTAAATGTGAGGTATCCTGCAGTAAATGCGCGAGCTGCAAAGTTGTTGATCTTAAGCATTGGATCAGATGCAGCTTCCATGAAGTCTTGTGGATATCTCTTAGCGAATAACATCATATCTCTCTTGATCTCAGCAGAGCTCATTTTATCTACATTACCACCAAGAACTAATCTAGCTACAGCTTCTAATGTATTAATATCTTTATCTGCTAAATCACGAGCCAATAATAATGCGTCGATTTCTGAGAATAATTCCTCAACATCTTCTTGTGCATTTTTTTCAGCATCAAACTCATAAAATTCATTACCATTACCAGGGTGGTAATGTAAGAATTCTTGAAGTACAG